ATTCTAGCTATACGATCTCTGCCGCCAAATAAAGATGTAAGACCTTTTATAACTCTAGCTTGTGGCAACATAAAAGTTATTGCTCCAGTTATAGGACCTGCAATACCAGCAAAGTCTGCAAGATCTCCAGTTTGCAAACCAAAATCATTTTCATCAATAACTGTATTTAACGGTATTGAAGTACCGTCACTAAGCGTTCTGTTTTGTATTGGTAGGCCTAGTTCTTCTAGTCCTACTGGAGTTAAAGCAACCTGTCCTTTTGTATTTCTAGTAAAGCCTGAAGATCCTACAAAGTTTTCTAAAACGGTTTCTTGTTCTCTAGGCGTTTCTGCTCTGGCTAATTGCGCTCTAAGGTTTCTCAAATCACCTTCACGTTCTGTACCTTTATCAATTAACCGTTCAAACTTGCCTTTTACCCCTGTATCGTAATCAAAGTAAAGTTTGTCGTAAAAAGGTGAAGTAGCACCTGTAGCTATAATAGCTTTTACTTTTTTCTTAGCTTCGTCTTCGGTATCTGCATCTACAATCTCAGATACACCTTCAGAAATATTTACTCTATATCTAGGCATTAATTTGTAGCCAAAGTTGTGTCAATAATACCTGCATCAGATGTGTCAGGTGCAATATATGATTCTGCATTTGCAAATGTAAATGCTTTGATTAAATCTATTATTGGTTCGTTAATTCTTAATGTGTTTGAAGTGTAACCAATATTGTCAAAGAAAGACTTAGAATTAATTAATCTGTTCTGAGTGCTTCTCATACCGTTGAGAATATTTTTTCTACTGTCTTTTAGTTTTTTAAGTGATACAGCCAAAGGCGTTCCAAGTTTTATATCACCAAATACATCTTCAACAATTTGCCTATCTAAATTTGAAATAGTTTTACCAGATTCACCTAGTATTTCTCTTACGTTTGCTTGTCTCAAAACTTTTAATAAAGCATTTGCTTTTGTTCTACCTTTTAATTCCTCAAAAGGTTTACCTTCGTTTTTATTAATAGCAGCTTCAATCATATCAGTAGCCTCACCAAAGAAACCTTTAACACCAGTAGCATCACCTGCATCTAATATTGCTATAACTTGGTTTAGATTAGATAAACTGTTTCTGCTTTTTTCAAATGACTGTATATCGTCAGCTATTAAATTTTCTTGATCGACAACCTTTTGTGCGTCACTAGGATCCATAAAACCACCACCCTCTAATGCTGCTTCAGCTCTAGCAAGTCTTAGTTTAGATGCAAAGTCTCTTTCTTCTTGTTCAGCCATCAACTCTCTAGCGGCTCTTTCTTCAGCGGCCTTAGATGCGCCAAGAGATAGACCTGTACCAAACTGACCTGTTCTAGTAAGTTCACCACCCACATTCCTAATAAAGTCTAGGAACCTATCAGATCCAAAGAATCCTGGTTGTTCTAGTTTTCTAGTTATAACATCCCTAGTCGGAGGAGGTTGACCCTCATCTTGTTCTTCTTCCGTTTCAGCGGCAGCTTCTGGTATAGATAAAATAGGTTTTATCGGATCTAAAAGCTCTTGAACTTCACTATCAGGTAAACCGTCAAACTTTTCTTCAACGTCTAGTAGACTATCAGCCTCTGTTTTATCTACATCAACTTTCACCTCAATCGGTTTGATTTCATCTAATAGATCTTGTATTTCAGGATCTTGTAGTAATCTTGTTTCTGGTAAAGGATTGCCTTCTTCATCTCTACCTATTATTTCCATTTCTTGTTTTAACAGAGCTATATTGGACCCTTCATAATCATCAGGACTTATGTTTCTAATTTCTACCGTACCAGTCGGTAATTCTCTTGGTGCTTGCTCGGTTACTTCTTCAACAACTGCCGTATCTACTACATTTGGTTTTACTAATTCTTCTATTTCTTCTTCAAAGTCTTGTATTTCACCTGATTGCGCCCTATTTAAAATAGCCGCTAGTTCTGGATTGGTGTACCCTCTCCTAAGTATCCCTTCCTCTGAAGGGCCTAAAGGCGGTAAACTTGCAAGTCGTGCTTGAATTCCTTCTGCTGCACGACCTAAAACACCTGCAACATTTGTCGGATCTGGACGACCTTGTGATGGATCTACAAAAGGCTGTCCTTGTCTATTGAATGGATAGCGCTCACTTACAAAAGTATCTTGTGGCTCTCCTTGGTCCGCCATAAATCCTGTAAACAAACCTTTACCTCTCTCCGCAATCTCTCCCAAAGTATCTAATGCAACACCACCTACATCTTGTACTCCAGAATAAAAACTTAAATAATCAGGTAAAGCTTCACCAAACTCAAACGTACTAGGACTAACACTAGAAAAACCAGCCTTTCTTTTGCCAACTATTTGTCTAAATATTTCTTGTGTTTCTGGACTATATCTTACATCTGGATTTTGTATTAATGCTTCTACCTCGGGTATTGGAGCAGTTTCAAGAACGTTAAATAACTTTATTGGATCTAGTGGAACCAGTTTGTTTTGGTTATTAACATAATAGTAAGGGTTGGCTTCAGCTCCACCACCATTTGCAAACATTTTTCTTTGTAGGTAACTCATTAGCTTTGTCTTGGGGCTAGTGATGCGTAGGCTGAGAAAGCAGCTCCAAGACCTTGTGCGCTTGGATCAGGAGCCATACCGTATGTTGAATCAATTTGAGTTCTTGTTGCTTGATAACCAGGTAACATAGAACCAATAGATTGTAGTGTTTGCAACGGCCTCATCTGTTGTCCCATCTGTTGAGCAAACTGTCTTCCAAATCCTGTTTCTTGTATACCTCTAGAAGTAGCACCTAATCCCATTAGTTCAGATCTTTGACCTCTTCCTAAAGCATCAAGGGTTGTTCCTACGCCAGCTAATTGACCGCCATATCCTGCTAACTGCGCACCTAATCCAGATGCACCAGCGCCTCTTTGTGCGCCTATACCTAGTAAACCGCCAGCTAATCCTGCTCTAGCGGCTGCTTCGCTTTGCCCTAATCCTTGTAAGCTACTGGCTAAACTTTGACCGGCTCCTAGTCTTGATCCTGCAAATCCACCCAAGCCTTGAGCGGCTGCTCTTTCTGCTTGTCTTTGTCGTGCGAACTCACCAAGACCTGTCTGTTGTGCTTCTGAAAAACCTCTAGATCTAATGTTTCCTAAAGCTTCTGCTAATCCCCTTCCCAAAGATTCTCTTCTTTCTTCTGCGCCAAGTCTTGCTCTAGATCCAAAAGCTGATTCACCACCAGCAGATATGGCTTGCGCTCTAGCCGCTATATCTTGCTTTTCTCCAGCCTCCATTATGTCGTCTATGGTTTGCTGAACAACTCTATCCTCGTAAGGGTTATAGAATTGTTCTGTCATCATAGGATCGTAAGCACCTAATGTGCCTCTTAATAAATCTTCTGATTCACCTATACGGTTTCCAAATTCGTCTACTGCACCTGTTGCTACACCTCTAGCTTGTTGGATGCCAGATAAAGCATCACCCAAACCTAAACCGTATTGCTCTTCGGCTCTTGTAAAGTAAGGATCTTGTAATTGTTCTGCTCTTCTAGATTGTGCTATAGCTTCATCTATCAAGCCTTGTTGTCTATCAAAAAACGGTTGAAATGAACCAAGACCTGCTTCGGCTCTTTCTCTTGCTAAAGTTTCTAATCTATCTAAACCAGCAGTTTGTTGTAGAGGCACATCAGTACCGATAAGGTTTGCACCTGCTTGCTGTAATTGATTAAAAAATCCAGGAGTGCCTTCGGTACCAAAATATAAAGCCCGTAATAACGGGTCAGTAAGAACTTCAGAGGTTGCTTGTCCCTGAAGTACAGGATCTATTGTTTCAGCCATTATGCCATACTCCCAGATTTGTTATATTTCTCAAAGGTTTCCATCAGATTAGTCATAACGTCTACACCCTTTTCTCTATTAGGTTTACTAGCAGCTATCAACTCAATACCTTTTTTTGTTTTGTTGAACTTAAATCCACCCGCTCCATTATTAGCTGCGGCTGTCATTACAAACTCACCATCACTAAGCATAGCTGGTATGTCATCAGATGTACCTGTTCCTGGACCAACTGACTCACCACCTTGACGCATATCAAGTTCTTTTACGGCCATACCGCCCTCGTTGAAGTATTGTCTACCGAATCCTATCGGCCCACCAAAAGCTGCTTTCTTTCTTATACCTAGATCAAAACCTGCAAATACAGGCGCTGGGTTAAGATCTGGTCTTTTTGATTGTCTTATGTCGGTTAAACCACCTTCAGTCTTCTTGGCCGCATCTTTAACTACTTTACCGTATAGCAAAGCAAGACCAGCCATCTTGGGATCTATACCGCCAAAGCCTCCAGTTCCGGTACCATCCCCAGATCCTCCATAAAAATCACTTAATCCACTAGCACCACCTAATCCTATTGCATCACCAGCACTTTTTATAATGTCTGGTGTTTTAGCTTCTCCTAATCCTGTAAGCCTACTTAACAAGGATGGAGATGAAGTCCCTGGTATTTTTATTGTTTGTCCTGCAAATATCTTATCCGCACTTTCTATATTTGGATTAGCATCCATAATGGCCTGTACTGTAGTATTGTTAGCTTCAGCTATTTTAGTTAGATTATCACCTGATTGTGCTGTAACAGTAGTTGGTGTAGCTTGTCGCATAAAAGGATTGTATCCTGCTCCACCTACAGCACCCTCAAGCTGACCTGTAACAACATTAAATTTTTGACCAGTACCACCTAGTAATCCACCATATCCTTGCTGTTGGTCGCTAGCTATACCTTGTAAAACATTACTTCCGTAAGCTAAAGGTGAAAATTCAGTAACTATATTTCCCGCAGCATCTTTAACTATATTACCTGCTGCATCAAGTTTGGCTACTTGACCAATATTTTTAAAAGCATCACCTAACTTAGCTGGATCTAAAATACCGGTTCCACTCTTAATAGCTTCAATAGCTCCTTCTTTCCCAAATAAACTTTGTCTACCACCAGCAGCTAACGTCATAATGTCACTAAGACCACCTTCACCTTTGGCTAGTTTGAGAGCTGCATTACCCTTTTGATATACGGCAGCAAACGGTTGCCAAGGACCAGGTATTACAGCTGCAATAGGTGCAACTTTTTTAACTACTTTTTTAACGCTTTTAGCTATCTTTTTTAAAAAACCAAACTCTGCTTGTCCTGTAATAGGGTTTATGGACATGCCTTGACCAACAACATATTCGTTAGGATTTAGACCTACAGCGGCCATTTCCTTTCTAATTATTGATCTTGTCTTGTCAGATATGACTGGTGGGACCACCATTTCGCCTGGTGCAACATGAGCCATAAAGCGGTCTTCGTTACGCCCCAGGGCCGCTAAACCTGTTCCTGAGTTATCTACTATAGCCATTTCTAAATTCTACCCTATTCTTCCATACATTTTAACCAAAATACAAGTAAGTACCTATTTCCTGATTTTACTGATAGGCCCCTATGCATATGAGTAAAGCTCGGAAATATTAGAGCGTGGCCTGTAGGTAATGGTTCTACAACTCCACGATTTAAAAACTCAGTTCCTCCCCCTTCATAATCACCCGTATTTAGGGGGACAACCATACTAATGTCGGCACTTGCATCATGATGCCAAGCACCCTGTTTTTTATCCTTTAAATTATAATTAGCTATTTGAATTCCGCCACCATTTACGTGCCTATTCCAAATACTTAAAAATATCGGATTACCTATAGTATATATTGTTTGGAACAAAGAGTTATATATTTTTGGACAATTATCTTGAAAGGTTATTTCAGGTATTTGTCTCAATACATCCTCCTCTGGATTAGGAACAAACCCATAATAATCCTCTAGATTACGCATTTCATCTAAAAGTATGGAGCAAAACTTTTCAGAAAAGAATGGAACCGTATATACGTCTTTTAACGGTTCTTTTATAACTTTGTGTAATTCATTCTGAGACGGATCGTAATTACCTTTGTTTTCGTAAAAATCTATTATGTTTGGTAAAGAGTTTTTAACCGCATCAAATGTACCTTTATCTATATACCAATCAGCAGGATGTTCTAAAAGTATGTTTTTAGTTTGATATTCCTGTAATTGTGCTGTTTCAGACATTAATTGTTATATCACCATTTGTTTTTACATCAACTTTGCCAACAGAGGCAGTCATTTCAAAACCAAGGTCATTTGTTCTTTCGCCTATATCTACCCATTTATTGCCAGTATAGACCTGTAAAACACCCAAAGTAGTGTTCCATATAATAGATCCGGCTAAAAAATTAAGAGTTGTTTTGTCTGAGTCATTAACTTGTCTGGTTTGATCTACATCTACAGCACCTAAATTAATTTCTAATATTCTTACTAACCTGTTAAAGGTTTCTGGGCTAACATCTCCTATAGCAATAGGTAGCTGAGTTTGTAATATTTTGCTCATCTTTTGCCATCAGGCCTTGTATCTATTCTAGTAGCTCCTAATCTCCATCCAATATCCAAGTTACCATTATCTGTTGCATCATCATCAGATTCAAACCTCAAAACCATTTGTCTTGCTCTGCCCCTTACATAAGCTTGTGTAGTTGTTTCAGTTATTGCGTTTGTAGAATTTGTAGTTAAAGATTCTCCAGGAAAGTTTCTTGTTTTAACCACTATATTTATATTACCTGCGTTGTTATTTTGTAAGAATTTAAAATCTGGAATAATTCTTCTTATAAAAGTAAATTGCTCACCATCACCTATGTCAAAATCAGAACTTTCAATAAACACATTTGTCATAGGAGATCCATCATCATTAAATCCAGTTTCTTGTTGATATAAATAACCGCTGTTTGTGGCTCTAGGATAATTTTCTATACCGGAATCCAACCAAGCTGTTCTTGTTAAAGATCCGTAAATCCATAAGTTTTCCATATAGTTATAAATAACGTATCTATCTATTTCTGTAGAATCAGCTGAACAATAAAACCATCCAACTTCATTTTTATCTGAAATGGTAAATGCATTAAATTTAAAAGATTGTCCTAAATTAATATCACCAAAAACATAATTATGAACGGTACAAGGAATAGTTTGAACACTACCGTTGTAAACATAAAAATTATTGTAGCTCATCCAATAAATACCTTGAGGAGCTGTAACGGCCGCTTTTGGTCCAACTAGACCTATACCTTCATTAATTAAATTAACTGCAAAGGTAAATGGAGGGCCAATAAACTGCATACTGTAAAGAGCAGTATCAGTCCAGATCATTATTTCCTGTCTTGATTTAACAGCTCCTATTATTGAAGATCCTGAAGATAGCCTAAGAGAGCCTGCTGTATTTGTATTAGTAGGTTCAAATTCTAATTCATTTTCTTGATCGCTAAATGTTATAAGCATGGGATCAACCGTACCTGTTCTTGAAGTACCTGATACGGGATCTGAACCCAAGACTATTAAGTGCCTGTCCTTTTCTGAAGTAATAACTTGCAAACCTACGGTTGGAACTTGGTTGGCACCTGTAATACCAGATAGCTCAACTGCTCTAGTCCCTAGACCATCATTTTCTACCCATCTATAAATACCACCTGCTCTTGGATTTATAATTAAATTTTCTCCAAAATTGTCATGTGTCCATAATCTTAATTGGTTCGTTAAACTTAAAGCGCTTGTGCTTCCAAACGTTCCTGCACCCCAACCATTTATGCCCCAACCTGTACCAGCAACGTAAACATCTAGTCCAACATTTATTTGATAAGTGCCAACAACAGAAGATCCTCCGTTGCCGCTATCATTAGCATTTGCAGTAACCGTTGCCCCTGAAGTGTCTTTGGCCTCTATCGTGTAGCTATTATCATTTACTATAGTCGCTATTTGATATTCTTGTTGAAGTACTGCCTGTGTTATATTTCCACCAGACCCTAATCCATTACTGTCAACCCCACTAAATGTAACAAAGTCATTTTTAACTGCCCCATGTGCCGTATCTGAAACAGTAATTGTTGCATCTCCATTACTTGCGGAAAATGTTACATCACCAGCAGAGGTAGTGCTTCTTATGGGAGTTACATCATTAAAAGCGCCACCAGCTTCAATATAGTATTTTAAGTGAGTTCCAATACCTAAAAACTTAGTACCAGCC